AGCCGGTCGATCTGCTGCTGCAGTTCCTGCGCGCGGCGGGTCTCTCCGGCGTCCTTGGCCAGCCACAGTTCGCGCCGCAGGCACCCGAGGGCGTCGGTGCGCGGGACCTGCGGCGGGACGGGTTCGGTGGTGTGCATGGATGCCTCCGGCCTTGGACGGCCCGGGCGTTGGTGCCGGGCCGCCGGAGCGTCAGGTCCGGCTGAGGACCACGTACGGGACCAGGCCCGTGGACGGCGCGGTCACCGTGGTCCCCGAGCTCGAGCCGACCGTCGGCGGCGTGCCGCCCAGGGTCGGCAACTTCGTGACGAGCGGGACCTGACCGGTCAGCAGCCCCTTGAAGGCGGAGCTTCCGCCGGCCATCGCGTCGAACTGCGAGCCGGTCGTGGTCCAGGTCTCGACGATCGCGACGCCCAGGACCAGGGGCCCCTGGTTGTTGGTCTGCGCGGCGGCGTTCTGCGGCGTGCCGACGCTGGGAACCAGCGACACCGGGGCCGCCAGGGCGATCTTGTTGGCGCCGGCGGTGAAGGTCGTCGCCGCCGAGACGCCGAGGACGGTCGCCGCGGCCGAGGACGTCGGCATCGCGGAGTACACGACCACGAACGAGCTGGCGCCCGCAGTGCCGGCCAGCGTGCCGATGCCGAACGTCACGAAGTTGATGACGTCCCCGGTCTGGGCCGGGACCGCGACGACGTACGGGACCTGCGTCGCGGCGCCGGTGACGGCGGTCGTGTTGATGTCGCCGCGGCTGATGCTGCGGCGGTACGGGGAGGCGGGCTGGCCGTCCAGCAGCCATTCCTGCTCGTAGTCGGGGTAGCGTCCGCCCGGTCCGTCCATGGTCAGAACCCCTGTCCGGTCATGTTCAGCACGCCGTTGGCGGTGAACTGGCTGAGCGTGGCGACGGACACCGACGCTCCGGCGTTGGCCACCGTCGTGGGGCCCGAGCCGGTCTGCACGGTGCTGTAGGCCTGGTAGCGGTTCGGCATGTTCGCCACGTAGTTGTAGAGCTGGAACCGCACCTGCAGCGTCCCGGACAGGACCTCGTTCAGCGCCCGGGTGCGCATGTCGCCCTCCCACAGGAACAGGTCGTTCCAGCGGCCGGCGACGACCGGCGTGTAGACGCCGGAGCCCGGGGTGGCGGCGGTCTGGCCGGCGGAGATCGTTGTGATCTGCGGCGCGGTGCCGCCGCCGAACGTGGTGGGAACGTTGGGGTCGAGGATGACCGGCAGGCCCATGTAGTAGCCGACCGGACCGCTCGCGGCCGGGCCGCCGTCGTCGACGGCGATCTGGTTGTACGCCATGTTGTTCGGCGTCCCGGGCACGACCAGGGGCCGCAGCTGGGAGTCGACGGTGGTGGTCAGCTGGTACCAGATCCACGGGTGGAACACCCAGTGGGTGAACGGCATCATGCGCGTCCGGGCGCCCAGTGACAGCAGCTGCCCGCAGGCCTGGAAGACGGAGTTCACGACGGATGAGCTGCCGCCGTTGAGCCAGGTCTGGCCTGAGGTGTTGTTCGTGTTCGCGACGTAGATGCCGGAGGCGGTCGACATCGCGCCGTTGGGCCAGATGCCGGTCAGCTGCCCCATGCCGGGACCTCCGCCGACCATGGACTGGCCGGACAGCTGCATGGCGTAGTCCGCGGCCAGGTCGCCGAGGATGATCTCGTCGAACGCCACCGGGCTCTGGTCGAGCAGCTGCAGCGCGACGTCCTCCTGCCCTGCGACGGTGACCACGCGGGCGTTGACGAAGTTGTCCTGCATGTCGCGGCCGGGGACCGTGCCGCCGTCGGCGGTCTGCGGGCCGGTCGCGCTGCCCAGCTGCAGGCGCGGGATGTTGATGCTGTCCGTGCCCGGGGGCAGCGGCAGCGGCCTCCACAGGTCCACGAAGTCCCGGCCGGCGCGCAGGTAGGGGATCAGCTCGTCGATCAGCCACAGCGGCGGGACCTCGTAGCCGCCGGTGCCGTCGGTGCGGTTCAGCGCCCGTCGCTCGAACGGGGTGTGGCCCTCGCGGATCATCCGGGCCATCGCGCGCCGCTCGGCCCGGTTCCCGCCGGCAAACGCCTCCTCGTAGGCGGCGGCCGCCGCCCGGGCCCGCGCCTCGCGGCGCTTGGGCATCTCGACCTCGAGCTCCTGGGCGTGCCGGCGCAGGCGGTTGCTGGACGCGGCGATACCGCCGTCGCCGTCACCGCGCCCCAGCTTCTCGCGCGCCATGTCCAGGAAGTAGCTGTGGCCGCTGCCGCGGCCGTAGATGGTGGGCTCCTCGCCCACCGACCAGCCGGAGCGCTGGCGCTGCTCGCCGTCGGGGGCGTTCGCGCCGGTGTTCCCGGACTCGGCCCGGGCGGCGGCGGCGCGGGCCTCGCGGTCCGCCTGCTTCTGCCGCAGGTCCAGTTCCTCGTCGAGGCCGGTGATCTCACCGTCGAGGGTCTTGAACTGGGTGCGCTGCTCGGGCGACATGGCCGGCAGCTCGGTAAGGGTCCGCATCTGGGCCAGCAGCCCGGAGCGCTTCTCGCGCATGTCCGCGAGGACGTCGACTGGCATGACAACTCCTCTACGTCGTATGGGACGTAGCCGCAGAGGAGTGGTTGCGGGCCGTGCGCCCGGGTCGTGCCCCCGCGATCGGGTGGGGGTCGGGGCCGGGCGGCGCGGGTGCTCCGGGTCATGCTGGCTGAAAGATCAACTCTGGGCCGATGATAGCACCGGCCTGGCGGGCCGTCAGGGAGCGGAGAGCATCAGTACCCGCAGGCGGGCCCGCTCGGCTGACAGCGACTCCTGGCCGTCCTCCTCGACGATGCCATCCGAGTCGGTGACGACGTCGTCCATGTCGCCGACGCTCTGCACCAGGCCGCCCTGGTCGTACAGGCCGCCGCCGCACTGGTCGCAGAACGCGGCGTCGGAAGCGTTCGCGGCCCCGCACTGCGGGTCCGGGCACTGCGGCGAGCCCGTGCCGTGCGCGGCCGAGTCGTGGCCGGGCTTCCCGCTGTAGTCCGCAGGCGCGCCGTCGGCGGGCAGAGCGCGCTGCTCGCGCGGCCGCGCCGCCCAGCCGTACGGCGACGGCGCGGACGTCGGGCCGTTCCCCGCGCCGCCGTTGTCGGCATCCAGGTCGCTGGCGATGTTCGTGCCGCAACTGCTGCAGAACTTCGCGTCGTCCGCGTTCCAGGTGCCGCAGCCGCAGCGCTGCGTCTCGTTCTCCTGGGCGGTCGAGGCCCCGCTCGAGCGAACCGCCGTGCCGCACTGGTCACAGTAGCTGGCGTCCGCGTCGTTCGCGGAGTGGCACTGCGGGCACTCCAGATCCTCCCCGGCCTTGGCCGAGTACGGAGCCGTCGGCGTCCGCCGCTCGCGCCCGGCGCCGGCGGCCAGGGCCCCGCCGGCGGTGACCGGCAGAGCGGTCGTCAGCGACGCCCCGGCGGCGTTCGGGTTGGCGGCCCAGCACACCAGGCTGACGTCGCCGCGGTTCAGGGAGATCTCCGTGATGCGGCGCTCCATCCAGTCCGGCGACCACTGCTGCATCAGCGCGACGAAACCAATCGACATCTCGTCCATGTCGCCGCGCTCCATCGCGACGGCCAGGTCCTGGACCTGAGTCGAGCGGCCGTCCAGGTTCGGCGCCTCGACCAGCAGCCCGGTGGTCTCCGCCGACAAGGTCATCGTCCCGGAGCGGGTGCGGGCCAGCGGGATGCCCATGGTGTTGTGCCCGATCAGGAACTGCACGTCGGCACCGTTCGCCAGGGTCCGCGTGCACGCCCCGGCGGCCAGCGTCTCCAGGTACGGGTCACCCCACGCGTCCCACATCTCAAACGGCTGTTCGAAGGTTGCCGCGAAGCCGCTGAACCGGAACGTCTGCGGGCCCGCGCCGGAGGGGTTGGCACGGAACTCGAACTGCGCGGGGATGTGCTGACGGCGCTGCTCGCGCCGGCCGCGCATCGACGAGCGCCGCTCGCGCAGGAGCTCGGGCGGTGTGGCCACGCTCAGCGCACGGCCGGGACGGGTGATGGACATGGTGACCTCCTACGAGCCGATCTTCGGGGAGCCGACGGGCGGCGGGGTGGGCAGCACCAGCGCGTCGACCATCTCGCGCTGCTCGGGCGTGAACGGCGGCAGTTCCAGGAGCATGGCGCGGGCCTCGTCCTGGGTGATGATCCGCGCGGCAACCATCATGTGGATCGCCTGGTAGCGCACGAGGGTGTCGGCCTGCAGCAGGCCGCCCTTGTCGAGCTTGACGTACTGGCCGCGCGGGGTCAGCGCGCCCAGCCACCGCTCCCACCGGCCGATCCAGCCCGCGAGGGAGTACTTCTCGAAGTCCAGTGAGCGGGACTCGACGTTGGCGTAGGTGATGGCGCTGCCCTCGCTGGCCTCGCCCACCAGCTCCGGCGGGACGCCCATGATTCCGCAGATCTGGGCGCCGGTGTACTTCTGGGTGTCCAGGAACTGGCTCTCCTCAGGCGAGACCTTCAAGTCCTGGTACTCCCAACCGCCCGACATCACGACCGGCTCGCGGTTCCGTGTTGCGGCGAGGAAACGCTCCTTGACGGTGGTCACCTCGCGCTGGTCGGCGAATTTTTTCGCGGTCGAGTTGGAGATGATCCCGGTCGGGTGGCCGCCGGAGTCGAAGTAGTCCTGCGCGAACCTCTGCGCGGAGAACGACTGGTGGACCAGGCCCTTGGCGTAGGAGATCGGCGACAGGCCCTGGTGCATGCCGGGCATCCGGTACGACATCCGGTGCCACACCTCGGTGCGGGCGTCCATGACCTTGTTGCCGAACTTGTAGACCACGTTGCCGTCCCGGTCCACCTGCACCCGGACGCGGTCGGGGTGCTGCAGCTCGATCTGCGTCGGATAGCCGGCCTGCCAGTCCAGGATCTTCCCGTAGACGTTGCCGCGCAGCAGCAGCGAGGACATGCCCATGTACACGTAGTCGTTGATGTCCGCGCTGGCCGAGGGCTGGGTCAGGACCATCGGCGGGTCCAGCCGCACCGACCCGGGGACGCCGGGTGTTCCCCGGTAGAGCATCGGGGTCATGCAGGACACCACGTCGGACAGCAGCCGGACGCACTTCCACACGGCGGCGTGCCGCATCGCGCCCTCGATGCTGCCGCCGCTGTAGTCCTCCTGGGCCTGGACGTGGGCGCCGATCATGGGCGCGATGAAGGACAGGGTGCGCGTCTCCCGGCGCCCGGCCGGGCCCCGTCCGAACAGGGCCATCAGGATTCCTCTCCGCGCCGCGGAGCGGGCAGCAGCCGGTCGCAGGCCAGGCAGAAGCCCCCGGCCGCTATCAGGCCGGCGGGATGCCAGGCCATCCATGAGCCCCAGCTCACCAGGACCGCCCCGGCCAGCCCCGGCACGAACAGCACGCCCAGGCGCCCGAGGCGCACCGCATGGCCGAGCCCGGCGGCCGCCGTCCCGGCCACTGCAATGCCGCCAGCGCGGGACCGCTGCCGGAGGCGCGCGGCACTGGCGGTCAGACGCGTCGTCATCATCGTGTTCTCGGTCACCAGATGCACTCCGTTATCGAGGGTTCCATCTGCCCGGACAACTCGGCGGAGGTCCAGACGCCCATGCACATCGCCACGGCGGCGTCGATATGCCGCCGCGAGCGGCCCTTGCTCAAGGTGAAACCGCGTTCGCCCGGGCGCTTGCTCGCGGCCTTCACCTGCGCAGCCAGGTCCGGGTCGCCGTCGTGGACCAGGGCGCCGCTGAGGATTGCGTCGTAGGCCAGGCCGACAGCGGGCGCCATGCGCTCCGGGCTCTGCGGCATCTCGATGACCAGGTAGCCCTCGTCCTCGAGCTCGCGCGCCGGCAGCTCGAAGAACCTCGGGTCGTACACCAGCCCCCGATAGGCCGCGCCGAGCTCGCCGGCGCGGGCCTTGATCCACTCGAAGACCTCGCGGTGGTCGATGTTGCCGTCGCCCGGGTACCAGATCTTCGCGGTGACCGCGCGGCGGCCGTCGGCGAGCTCGCGGACCTCGGCGACGGCCACCGAGTCGTGCTTGAGCGCCATGTCGACGGCCAGGACGGCGGGTTCGTCGCCGGCCAGGGTCCATTCGCCCTTGCAGGCGTCCCAGGCACCGGGGTGGTCGGCCAGCCAGGACTCGTCGGCGACGTCGACCCATTGGTTCGCGAAGTACCGGCGCCAGTCGCTGTGCCGGACCTCGTCCTTGTCCCACTCCCGGACCCGGGTGTCGACCGACCAGATCAGGTCCGCGGCCCCGGAGGCGTCCCGGCAGGCCTTCGCCCGGTCCTCGGGACGGTCGAAGTCCAGGCCCGGACGCGCCTCGCGCCAGTCGAAGAGGAACTTCGAGGGCTCCTCCTGGTGGCGCTCGCGCAGCCCGCGCTTGTACTTCATCCCCAGGTACGAGTGGTCGACGTCGTCGCCGGCCGTGGACAGGCTGATGACCCGTCCGGGACCGCGCCGAACCTCCCGGATTTCCCCGGATTCCAAGGGAATCCGGTAGGTCAGCGTGCGCTTCGTCGTCGATTTGGTGACGACGTCGTGGAACTTCGCCCGGCGGCTGCCCGGCGCGCCGAACTCGTGGATCTCGTCGGCCAGGAACAGGGTCGGCTGGCCGCCCTGGTTGGTGCCGGCGACCGTCGCGGTGCGGAACAGGCGCCCCGGGCGACCGTCGCCGAGCTTGGTCTCGGCGTCGTAGACGTCGAAGTAGCCGCACAGCGGCGCGGCCTCGACCTCCTGGTCCCGGCCGCCCATCATCGTCGCTGCCGCCGCGTACAGCAGGTTCGCCTGCTCCCACGACGCCGCCGCCACCACGACGTTCGGGGACACCGGGGCCAGCTGCGGCGGCCCGCCGAACTCGAGCACGCCCAGGGCGGCGATCAGCGCCGTCTTGCCGTCGCCCCGGGCCGCGCCGCGCAGGGCCTCGTCGTAGCGCCAGACCTCGCAGTGCGGGCAGTGCTCGTACCAGCGCCAGATGAACGCCTTCTGGTCGGTGCGCAGCGCGAAGGGCTTCCCGAAGCTGTCGCCCTCGGCGAGGATGAGGTTCTCCTCGATCCAGCGGACGGCCAGGGCGCCATAGGTCGGCCACAGCTGGCCCGGGGCCGGGAGCCAGCCGCAGTCGACGCAGACGTCAGCGGTCGATGCGGGTGATGCGGGGGTCTTCCTCCTGGGCACTGGCCACCTCCTTCACCACGTAGGCGGCGTTCATGCTGGCCAGGGTGCGCTTCTCGGTGAGCAGCGCGATGCCCAGGCTGGCCCGGTTGGCGGGGCCGATGCCGATCTGCTTCTCGCAGGCCTCGACGGTCTTGAAGGCCAACTCCGCCGCGCGGTAGAGCGGGTTGAGAACGTCCTGGCCCTGCGAGCCGGTGACCAGCGGGGACTGGTCGGCGGTGCGGGACATCAGCAGGTAGCGGTTTAGCGCCTCGAGCCAGCGGGTGACCAGGTGCTCGTCGGCGGGGGTCAGCGCGGAGGCGACCGGGTCGTCCCAGTAGCGGGACCAGGCGGTGACGGCGTCGGCGCACCACTCGACGCCGGGCGGAGGGTCGGGGAGGGCCAGGCGGCCGCCGGCGACGGCGACCAGCTCGGCCTTGCGGCCGTTGCGCCGGTCGACGGCCGCGCCGGCGGGCTTCTTGGTCCTGGGCACCGGGGCCTCCCTCCGGCAAACGGTCGCTGGGAAAAAATGGATCGCTTGGTACCACGCAAAAAGGGAGCCAAGGGCGCGGGGTCAGGAAGATGATCATGCTAAAAAGATCATCCGGGTTGACCGTGAGCCCCAGCGGCATCTATCGGCCTGGTCTGCGCTGCTGGGCACCGCGTCGGGCGTTGCAGGACCGGTGCGCGGGGAGCAGTGGGCTGTCGCGGCCGCCCTGTGCTCGTGGTGTCTCGTGGTCGGCGGTGATCGGGTCGGATTCCGTGGCGGGTGTGCCGCAGATCCAGCACGATGCGGCGGGGTCGATCTCCCGGGCGGCGCGCTGCTGGTGTGCCCAGCCCAGTCCGCGCGTGGTGGTGTTGCCCTTGGGCCTGGCGTTCATCCGGGCGTCGAGCGCGGCCTGGCAGGTCGGGCATCTGCTCTTGCCTGAGGCGGCGTCGAACAGTTGCTTGCAGTCGAGGCAGAACCGTTTCGGCATCAGCAGACTCCCTTCCTTGGAAGCAGTGTAGATCTACATCATTTAGATGATGTAGATCTGGTCCAAGGTGAAGGCGATCCGGTCGGTCCGGGCAAGCAGGAACCGCGGACTTCGGTCCGCGGTTAGTTCCTCAGATTGCGAGCATGGCCAGGGCATCGGCAACGGCCTGGTCGTCGTCCACGATGGTTCGGATCACGTCGGCGAGGATGCCGTGCAGGGTGGCTGATACGGCACGGACGCTGTCGCGCTCCCGGTCGGTCGTCGGGGCATATCCGTCATGGAGGTAGCCCTGGAGAATGCCCGCGAAGAACGCTCCAAGGCGGACGCCGGTCATCTGCCGGCCAGCAGTGGACAGGATGGCCTCATGTAGATCAGCCGGTACGAGCTCGGGGGTGAAGCCGACGTCGGCCATCCTTGTGGCGAGCTCGTCACGGGAGGGCATTGAGATGGGAGTAGCTGGCATGGGAGCTCTTGGGCTTGGTGTGTGTGGATTCCCGGCCGGGGTGGCATCCAGCGTCCCGTAGGGCCTGGTGAGGGGCAACTCGCGAGCGTTAGAGGCACGTTA